AACTCTGTTGATGAAAGGTCACAACTACAAATGAAAGTATTAAAGTCTAGACATACAGGCATGACAGGAGAAGTAGATAAACTTTTATATGATACAGAAACTTCCAGGCTAAGAGCATACCCTAACTACTTCTAACTATGACTTTACTTATTGATGCTGATTATTTAATTTATTCTTCTTGTTGTGCCGCCCAACATGATATTAGATACGACAAATATAATCATCAATTAATTATGGATGAACGTGAAGCAATGAGCATGATAGATTTTAAATTAAAACATTATCAAAACATATTAAATACAGAAGGTTATAAAGGTAGTGATGATATAGTCATGTGTTTTACAAGTTATCCTACATTTAGACATGAGATATTTACAGAATACAAACTTAACAGAATAGATAAAAGACATCCTTTAGGTTTGCATGATGTAATCCAAAATGTAAAAAATAATTATAAGTCTGTAAGTTATCCTCAATTAGAAGGTGATGACGTTCTCGGATTATTAAGTACTAACAATACTTATGATGAGCCTGTAATAGTTTCTGTAGATAAAGACATGAGAACTATACCTGGTTTGTTGTTAGCAGGTGAAACATTAGAACTAATTACTAAGACACAAGCTGATAAAAACTTTATGGCTATGGCAATAGCAGGTGACGCTACAGATGGTATTCCTGGTATAAAAGGTTTAGGTATGGTGTCTGCAAATAAAATATTAAATGCAGCAAAAGACTTGCAATCTATGTGGGATGTAGTCGTAAAGACTTATGATAAAAAAGGTAAAGGTATATCTGACGCTATATTAAACGCTAGGTTAGTTCGTATATTAAGAGAAGGTGATTACAACTACGATACAGGGGAAGTAAACCTATGGAATCCTACGTTTTAAGAACCAAAAGTGTGATATTTTGCAGTTGCACGTTATATTAAAGTAAAGTAATTTAGTTTTTTTTATGTCTGCAAGTGATTTACCATTTATTAATGATGAATTGCTAGATGCTTTAGATTCTATTTACCCTAGCAGACCACCAGAATTAGGTTGGACTGATAGAGAAGTATGGTATAAAACTGGTCAAAGATCAGTTGTAGAATTTCTAAAGAAACATCAAGAAAGGCAAAAGGAAACTATGTTAAATTCAACAGTATTAGAAGGTCAAGTCTAATGTGCATTTTTGGCAGCCCACCATCACCACCACCTTTGCCAGAACCAAGACCTACTCCTCCTATGCCAGAGGAAACTGCGGATGCTCCTGTTACTGGTAGGAAACGTACTGTGCAACAAACTCCTACTAAAACTGCAACTAAGAAAAAAACTGATGGAACGGATATTGGTACAAGAACTACAGGTGCAGCAGTAACAAGAAGAAGATTAGGTACAAGTTCATTACGCATACCTTTATTAAATTCTGGATCTTCTAGTGGTAACTTGACTTATTAAAAATGGAAACATTACAAACAGCAGAAAGTTTATATAACACTCTGTCTTTAGATAGATCAGCATATGAACGTGATGGTGATGACTGTGCAAAGTTAACAATACCTAGTCTATTTAATAATAATTCTGCAAAGAAACAAAAAATAAAAACTCCAATGCAAGCGTTGGGTGCTGCTGGTACTAATAGCCTTGCGGCAAAAATGTTAATGGCTTTAATACCACCTAACACACCATTCTTTAAATTAATAATTGATGAATTAGAACTACAAAAAAGTGGTCAGACAGAAATAATGGCAGAGATAGATAAAGGTTTGCGTGGTTTAGAAAATGCAGTAATGGCAGATATAGAAACTAGCAACGATAGAGTAGCTATGTTTGAAGCATTAAAGCATCTGATAGTAGTAGGCAATGTCTTGCTTTACATAACAGAAGATGGACTTAAAGTTTATTATCTTGATCGCTACGTAGTACAAAGGGATGAAGTGGGAAATATTTTAACTGTAGTAACTAAAGAATCTGTATCTACAAAAGCTTTAGATCCAGAATTTTATGAGCAAATAAAACAAAAAGAAAATTATACAGAATCTATGGATGGTACGGAAATAGATATTTATACAAGGTTAGAACGTGAAGGTGATAATCATGTATGGTATCAAGAATGTAAAGGAGAAAAAATACCTGGTACTGATGGTATCTCTCCTGTTGATGTGTCACCTTTTATAGTTTTACGTTGGACTCAAACAGATACTAATTATGGTACGTCTTATGTAAATGAATATAAAGGAGATCTAATTACTTTAGAAGCATTAACACAAGCAATAGTAGAAGGTGCTGCGGCATCTGCACGTACAATATATTTTATAAATCCTAATGGTGTAACTTCTCCAAAAGCAGTAAGTCAAGCACCTAATGGTGCAGTACGTGAAGGACTTGCTACTGATGTATCTACACTACAAACTAATAAAGCTAATGATTTTGCTGTAGCTGAAAGGGTAAAAGCAACGTTAGAGAAAAGATTAGAAGATGCTTTCCTTATGACTAAGAGCATACAAAGGGATGCAGAACGTGTAACCAGTACTGAAATACAAATAATGAGTAATGCTTTAGAAGCTACGTTAGGTGGGATTTATTCTGTTTTAAGTTCTGAATTTCAAATCAAATACTTACGTAGAAAACTACATCTACTTATAAGAAAAGGTAAAGCACCAAAACTTCCTGATAAATTAGTAAGACCTAAAATAGTTACAGGTATAAATGGTCTTGGAAGGGATGCAGATAAAGCAAAACTTATAGAGTTTATAGGTACGATAGCTCAAGCATTAGGTGTAGATGTTATGAGAAGGTATATGAACATTGACGAAGCAATTATAAGGTTAGCCAATAGTGTTGGTATTGAGACTTTAAATTTGATAAAATCTAAAGAAGAGATAGCTCAAGAGTTACAAGCTGAACAGCAACAACAGCTTATAAAAGATCTAGCTCCTTCTGCTATACAGGGTCATAAATTATTAGATCCTAAAAACCAAGCTGAAGCACAACTATTACAAAATGAGGTAACACCTAATGCCAACCAGCAAGTCCCCCAAGAGCAGTAAAAAAAAAGAAACTACAACAGAAGCTACAGCTATAGTTAGTAGTCTTGGTGTGAACGATACACCTAAACCTACTAAAGCTATTGAAAAAACCACAGCACATGGTAATACTATTACTATGAACTAAAAAATTATGAAAGCATCCTTACAATCAAACGAAACTCCTCCTATGTCACAAGAGGATCTACAAAAATTTGCTGACGATAATAAAAATGAAGATGGTAAAATCTTAGGCAAGTTTGATAGCGTTGAAGCTCTTGCTGCTAGTTATAAAGAACTAGAAGGTAAGCTAGGTGACGTAGCAAAGACAAAAGAAGAACCTGTTACTGAAGAAGTAATTGAATATCAAGAAGATGGTTCTGTTAATTATGAATTAGCAAAACAACAATACGGTGACAAGTTAGGAGAACTGTTTGAGCAAAGTGAAGTTGATCCTTTTGCTATAAATAAGTATTACCAGGAAAACAACGGTACTATTTCAGAAGAACACTACAAGCAACTAGAAGCTACTGGTTTACCTAGAAATCTTATTGATAGTTACTTAGCAGGTTTAAAGCCACAAGAAGGTACAGAGCAACCTACTGCTGATCCTAGCTTTCCTGAGTATGAAGATATTGTAAGTATCGCAGGTGGTGAAGATAAGTACAAAGAAATGCTGCAATGGATGGATGGTAATGTTGATAAAGAAGAACTGACAGAATTTGATAAAATTGTAGATGCTGAAAAAAGAAACATTCCTAAAGTTACTCTTGCAGTACAAGAAATGTTTACCAGGTATAGAAATGCTATGGGTGTAGAACCTAGATTAATTGGTGGTAGAGGATCTTCTACTCCTAATACAAAAGTATTTAAATCTAATCAGGAAGTTGTAGCTGCTATGCAAGATCCTAGATATAAAAAAGATATAGCTTATCAACATGAAGTGCAAAGAAGATTAGCTGAAAGTAATGTCTTTGGTATATCTGACTAATGGCAAGATCAGTAAGGCTACGCAAAGAACACAAAAGTAAAACTGGTGGTCTTACTAAAAAAGGTAGAGATAAAATTAATAGAGAAACTGGTAGTAATTTAAAAGCACCAGTAACAGGTAAAGTAAAACGTGGTAGTAAAGCAGCTAAAAGACGTAAATCTTTTTGTGCCAGGATGAAAGGTGTTAAAGGTGCTACCAGTAAAGGCGGTAAGCTAACAAGAAAAGGACTAGCTCTTAAGAAATGGAAGTGTAATTAATCAGCAGCTTCGGCTGTATTGGTCTTAGCCCACTCAAGGTACTCTTGGTACTCGGTGTTTGCTTCGTCAAATGGAATCGAAAGAACGTGAGTGTCTACTTGTTTTGAAACAGAAGTTACTTGTCCTGTCATTGCACTTTTGTAAAGTTTGTAAATAGGGTTTGTTGGATAAGCCATTTTTATAATTCTGAAGAAAAAGCAATGTAAGAGGAGGCGTTATTTGTAACTACACTTGCACCTACACCTTGAGTTCCACTTGCACCAGCAGCTGAGTCTAGACCAGCACCATTTACGTGTGCATTTTGAATAGTCATTGAATCAAAAGCATCACTACCACCCTCTCGATATGCAAGATAGTAGCTTGTGCCAGAAACATAATCCAAAGAAGGTGCTGCTCTCATTTCAACAGGAAATTGAACACTCATAGTAAGCGTACCAGAATTAAAGTATGCTCCAGTACAAATATTCTTGTTAGATCCTTGAACATATTTAAAATAATACCTCTGACATAAAGCAAGCTCCTGACCGAATGACCTATGCTCAAAATCTGTTGCCACGCTGCCTACTTCTAATTGAACTCCTGTAATTTCAAATGTCGCATCATTTGTTGTGTACCATGTTGAGGTTTGATCTGGTGTTCTAGTGGCACTATTAAAAGCAGCCCAAGCATTTAATGTCACACCAGAATCTGTAGTATTTCCACCTCTATAAGTTGTCCACTCTAGTTCAAGACCTATATCATTATCATTGTTGAAAGATAGATTAGAATTGCCTGGAATTGTTTTAGTTATTTTTGTCCAAGTATTAGCAGATAAAGAACCTGTCTCAAATGGATAATTTTGTGATGTTCCATCGTAAGCTCGAAGCCTTCCATAAAAATTTTGTGCAACACTAGACTTAACCCAAAAAGATAATGTTATATAACTAGAACTTGATTTATAGTTCCAACCAGATTGAGCTACATCTTGTGCTTCTATTTTAGTAGTAAGTTTTATAAAATCAGCAGCTTGTGCTCCACTTGTTTGATTACCATTCGTAATTTTAAATGCTTTTCTAAATCCTAATGTGTATGGAGTGTCACTTGATGCTAAATCACTTTGTGATTTTGTTGGTACTTCATCAAATCCATTACTACCCTGTGAAAATCTATCGATTGTTGAATAACCTTCTGTTGTTGATGACGTACCACGTTGAGCCACTTGCATAGCTCCGTTAATTATTAAGTTACGATTACTTAGGTTATTAGTAATATTGGCAGTACACGTTCCATCAGTATTATTTACTGTGATAGCAGCAGCACTAGCTCCTACCCCTTTTATCGAATTTACCTTGATCTCTGACATAATTAACTAGGTTTTGGGTACTTAGCCTTAACTGCTGCAACGTGATCTTTCCATGTAGTCGTACCATTAACAGCGTCTTTATACTGCATATCTAACTGGTCTCCTATGGAAGCATATATAGTGTCTGTTGTCCCTGCTGCTCCTGTTCTTTGAGTCTGATAAAGAATCGCTGCTGCTGCTGCGTCAAGAGAAGTTCTAGCTGCTGCCACCTTTGTATTGTCTAACGTTACTGAATTACCGTCAGCGTCAAACGCTCCAGCACTATCGTCAATACTAACAACTGTTTCAGCGTATGCTTTGTAAATAGCTTCGTGATCTAAGGCCATAATAGTTTTTCCTTAATTATAGAAGATAGCCACTATGCTGCTACCTCCATAACTGTTATTGTTGAAATACCAGTAGCTGTATAACTATTAGATGCTGTACTTGTGGATGTTGGAACATTTATTGATATAGTTCTGTTGTAATAAGAACTCGTTTGTAGTTTATAAGTTATAGCAGAAGTCGTATTTGGAGAATCTAAAAAACTAGTTCCAGTATTCTCTAGTTGATAACTATTTTCATGTGATAAAGAACCAAGTGTTCCAACTCTCCAATTGGTATCAGTTGCAGTAGATACTCCTATATGTATTGAATCTCTAAGTAACCTAAAAGAAGCATAGTTATTTCCTGAACCACCAACTTGTAATTCAAAATTAACTAATATTTTGTTTGATGCTGATGCTGGTGTGATGCTTACAGACATCCCAGTAACATCTGTAAAAGCGTAAGCTGTGCTAGTAAACTGATCTGTTTTAACTGTTTGTATTACTTGAAGAATTTTACCAACAGATGAGTTAGAAGTAAGGATCGTTCCATCAGCATCACCAGGTAACGTAAGGGTACGATCTGAAGCAGGGTTAGAGCTAGGTGCAGCTATAATTACTGAATTACCACCGCTATGTTTTAGTTTGATCTGGCTCATGGTTAACTAGGCTCAGTAGGAAAGGTAACAGAACTCATATCTAAATTACCATTTGTATCTAGTTTAGGCGATGAACTAGCTGGTAAATCACGCAAACTTTGACGATATGTTTTCCAAGCATCTGCAAGTGTTAAATCAGAACTGGCTCTCCAATCTGTAGTTGCTAATAATCTATCTCTTTCAAGTCTTAATAGCCTCATGGGTTCTGCGTTAGTTAATCTTGTAACTTCAGCATCTATTTCAGATTCGGTTGGTGCTGTATCACTTTCAAGCCATGTAAATCCAGAATAATCACTTCCTATCCAAGACCATTGTTTTTCTGGCTTAAGACTTTTAACAGCATCCATTTTTGTATAAATCATGCTCCAACTTCCATTGCTATTAATATTGTTCCTGGTGCGTTAAATCCAGTAGTATCGGCTAAAACACTTAAGTTTTGCGTAACGCTTGTATTAGCTGATCTTGCTTGTATCTTGTAAGTGATAGCAGATGTTGTATTAGGAGTATCTAATATTTGCAGTTTAGTATTTCCATTAAGTGTTTTATTAGCATTTAACACCATATAAAAACCTTGTTGACAAGCGGTTATTATTGTTGAGTCTCTAAGAATAGCAAACCTACCATAAGGATTATGATTAGTTCCTGCACCAGCATAAGAAACTCCTACAAAAGAGACAAATACTTTATTAGAAGCTGAACTTGGTGTAATTGATAATGATAAACCTACATCTGTATTGCTGGTTGAGGTATGACTAAAATCAGAAGTAAGTCTTGCTTCAACAACTTGAAGAATTTTACCCCTAGTAACGCTAGTTGCTAACGTATCTGTATCTACACATCCATCAGGTAAACCTCCTACTGAGATTCCTGTAACTGTTCCCGACCCATTAATTGCTATTGCCATAATTAAACTACTGTATAGACGCTGCCAGAACTGACAGTTAATGTGATTCCGCTTGCTACAGCAATAGGACCTGCACTCATACAATTAGACCCTGAAGGGATTACACGAGATGCACTAATCGTAGCACTATTCTCGTAGATCGCACCACCACCAGTTGTAGATGCAACACCTGTTAAAGCTGACCCATCAATTGCAGGTAAAGCTCC